CAACAAAGCTGTTTGATACTTTTTTATATATTTTTTTTCTATTTCTTTGTATTGGTCACGCATTTTATTATCCGTATCAATAGCAAGCTGTTGAGCGTCTCCTTCAGCTCTTGTTCCTGCAAAACCATACGCCATCGTATTTACGATCTTCAACTTATCATTTAAGTTTTTTAGTTTTTCGTCGTTTTTCAATTCTTTGGAGTTCTCTTTTTTTACAATATTCCAGTTTTTCCCGGTTACACCATTGTAAGTGTGCTTAGGATTAACATTCTTTCTATAATCTTTTTTAGCTTCTTTTATACTTTTTTTTAATTGCTTTTTGGGCATACCGTGGTGATATAACTCATCCGGACTTGTTGTTTGATTGTATTTCCACATGCTAATTTCTCCTATTCTTTTTATTAATGTAAGCACCTTCTTTTTTCCATGTGCTCATTATCTCTTTAGTAGATAATTTGGTTTGTCCAACATATGACAAATTCTTCTCTCTATCAAAAACGATAGACGGCTCTTTTCCGAATCGACCAGCATCCATATCGTCGGTTACAAAAGAATAACCTTTTTTGGATAAAGCGTTAAAATATTGGTTTCTTGTATACTCGTTTCCTCCAACAGAACGTATAAATGTCGTATATCCGGTTTTATCAATGTCTTCATTTTTTAATCTAGAAAATTTTCGCTCATAAAAAGCCCTAGGTAATGGAGTATAATAATGATAATCAGATTTATGATATTCTCCTAATTCTTTGCCTATTCTAGGATTCGTTTTATATATCTCTTTAAAAGTCTGCTTTCTAACGGCTTCAGAAGGCGCTTTTAAATTATTTTTTGCTTTTAAATCTATCGAATATACTGGTTTTTTATTTATAGCGCGTAATCTAGCTCCGAAAAAACCTTTATAATGTTCAGTATCGCTTTTTAAATATGTCACGTAAGCATGCCCTTTAGCAGCGGATTCGTCATATACACTAAGACGGTTTATACGGGTTCCTTCTCGTATACTTATATCACCGTTTTTCTCATGACGAACGCCCCATTTCATACCCATAACGCCATAATGTTTTAAAAAATTGCTCATATTATCTATGGCTATAAGAGCACTTGTTTGGAACCAAATGTGAGAACTGTACCTACTGTCGAATTATTAAAACCGCTTGAAATCTTTTGCCCCACTTTTACCAAACGGGCTCCGTTGGAATATAGTGTAACGAGCAACCCAAGTGTAGCTCCTGCTCCTGCTACGGCTGCTTTAACTTTTCCGTATGGATCGGGATTTAACCTCTTATAATTAGCTTCCAAATTTCGCCGCTGGTTTATTAAGTTTATCTCATCATTCGATAACTCATATGCCCTTTTATTTCTTGTCGCATGCGCGTATTTGGCATCTTCAGCTATTATTCTTTTTGGAGTTTTTTGCTTTTTAACACGTTTGGTTTTCGTCTCTTCTTTACGTACACCCCACTTCATACCAAGTATACCGTGGTGATATAACTCATCCGGACTTGTTGTTTGATTGTATTTCCACATTAAATATCACCTCCTATTTATCAACCGAATAATTCAATCTACACTCGTACTCCAATAGCGAAGATTTAATAGAGTCTAATAAAACAGAACTAGTTGGTGGATCGAACAGAAGACGAACTTTCAAATATACATAAGATTTAACAGCTTCTAAATCTTTATTAGTTTTTAAAAAATCTGTCCAAATGGCAGTATTATCGGTTATTGAAAAATCATCTCCAACTCCTATTTGAACCAAGTTATAGAAGGCTGTGTTAATATGAAAAATAATGTCCTCATCAAAAGAGTCATCATCCGAACGTATGCCGCCAAGAAGAGTTTTTATAGAATCTAATATGCTATTCATAATTACCTCCTCAATAAATATATTTTAAAAAATTTTTGCCAGTACTTGTTGTTTGGTTGTATTTCCACATTAAATATCACCTCATTCAAATGCTTCTAGATTTAACTTATACGCCACATATGCGTCCAACATTGCTGCTACAGCATCTATCTTTTGATCGTATCGCTTTTTCAAAAGCTTCCTATTTCCGTTCGTATCTTCCAATGTTATGCAATTCCCCATTGTAAACGTCATGAGCTCTTCGTCAAATAAAAGTTTTCTGTCCTCTGCCAATTTCTTCAATTCACCAAGAGGAACAGACTCCGTCTTAACACCCTGCTTAACCGTTTCCAATCCAAACGGACCATTCTCTCGTTCCCATCTTTCTATAAAGCCTCTAGCGTTATATGGGTCAAAGCCAAAACATCGAACATCGTATTCTCTACTAACGATATGATTATCTACATCTTCATACACTTCCATCATGTCCAAGACCGTTCCTTCAAGAACTATAAGACTTCCTTCTTCTATGAAATGCTCATACTTGTAACGCATGGCAGAGGTAAGTTTCATCAAGGTGTTTGAAGATATGTAATTTCGCGTCTTTACTCCGAACTCGTCTCTCCCCAATGGAAATAAAAATGTAAAGGCACAAAAATCATCGCCCTGCGAAAGGTCGGCTCCAAGAGCGCATGGAAGTTTCCAAAAATCACGTTTACGATGTGGTAATGTTTCCTCATAAGTAAAGTAATAAGTGTATCCTTCCATAGGAATTCCAAATCTCTTGGCTATGATATCGTTTCTTGCTGACGGTGCTTTTTCAGCTCTATCAACATCCAACTGGTATGTTTCATAACTTATTGTCTTTCCAAGATTTGGGTTTGCTTTGAGCCATGTCTCTGGTTTTGGAATCTCATTAAGATTATCCAACTTATACCAAAAAATTGAAACGTGTGGATTTATATAATCACCTTTTAGTATGTCCATTAATTCCATTTTGATGGTGTCGCCGCTTCCATTACGAACAGTTCCTTCCGAACTAATTGCTACTATTAGATAATCTTGATTCTTAGATGCACCCTGCTCAACAGCACCGATTACATCTTCTCGAATGTCTCCAGACAACCACTCGTCGACTGTCACAACTTTCGATCTTAAACCCTGAAGCTTATCAATACTCATAGGTCTTACTTCTAACGTAGAACCGGTAAGAAAATTTTCTATACCTTTCTTAGTTGACGCAAGTTTAACTCGCTTAGCTTTTGATCCGGTTGTGTTTTGTAAAGATCCTTCAGTAAGAAACTTAAACAACGGACCTTGAGCTCTCGAAATCGAAGTTCTAATAGGAGACATAACCTCTTCAGCCTGTTTCATAGTTGGAGCTGTAGTTACCTGGTGTGTTGTTGATGTGTCAACATTTAAAAAGTAACTTTGAAGCACCGACCCATACATAGACTTAGCAGCACCTCTAGCAACGATCAAGTATTGTTTGGTGATTAGGCGTTTCTTGACAGACTTTTTAACATAACGACCTCCGTGGCCATCCAACGACGGTTCGTATACGCTTCGCTCAACAAAATAAAACCAACCAAAAATTTGCTCTGCCCATAACTTAAACGTGTCAAGTAAAGACAGAGGTTCTCCATCGGTTAACGTCAATTCATTTTCACAATACTGTATAAAACCATTAATAGCTTCGTCATCGTAAAAAACTCCAGGGTTAGATATGAGATCGTCTATTCTATTCATCTCCATAGAGATCTCTTTACATACTGGAATATCTCCTCGAAGTACCGCTTCCCTAAAACGTCCATAATAAATAGGTGTAGCCGTATTCGATAATCCCATACGGTCATCTCCTTTCTGTCAGGCAACTACTTTCTCTTTCCGCCGCCTCTTTTACCACCACATTTATTAACTATGGTATTCCTCCTCATCTGGTTCTTCCGAAATATCTTCTACGTCTTCGGATGTGTCTGAAGCTTCGTCGGTTTTCCATACTGTGGTGTCACCTTCGGTTCTTTCCACATTCTTAAATTTATCCAAATATGAATCGTCTCCATACCTGAGTGCGTTATGTGTATCATGCGATGTTGTAATCAAATATTCCGGGTCAAGAAGATACTCTGTCTGATTAACGATGTCTTCTTCAGTTAATGGATTAAGATGATGTATCTCAACACGATTACCATAAATATCTTCTCCATCTATTCCAAGATCACAACAATTATCTCGAATAATGACTTGTCTTCTTATCTCTTTCCATTTAGCGGATGCATAAAAAGACTGATTCAAAAATCGATTAAAACCAAAAGTTGATTCTCCAACTTTGGAATCCGACTTAAGATAATCGAATCGCTCTTTGAACGTTTTAAGTTCTTTAAGTTCTGAATATGTTTTAATAGACATTATTTACCTCCTGTTAAATATCACCGCCATTACCACTATAATTTTTCATAGCGTCAAGAGCCTCTGCGTAAAGTTCTTCTACTCTCTTTTGAGACTGTAGACTCTCTGTTTTAGCTTTTAGTAATTTATTCTCTTCCGCTAATTTCTCTTTCTCAAGTTTCTCTTTTGTGCTTCCTAATTTTAAATAGTGTGTGATGACTTGAGACGATGCGGTGCCGTCAATCAGTTGTTGTTCGGCAAGATCAACAGCCAATGAAACCAACTGACTCTCTCTTGATTCTGGGGTTAGACCAGGTCGCATCTTCTTACGAGAACTCTTACCACTTTCTTTTGCCTTAGCCATTGTTCTTACCTCCTTTCTATCTAGTTTGAATACTTTAGCCATGCTTTAGAATAGCATTCGTAGGGGTATACTACCACTTTCGCGGGTCGAACGCAAACCCAAACCTAATCATCTGAAAGGAGAAGTTGATAATTGTATATCAATAGGGTAATTAAATTGTATACCCCTACGAATGCTATTCTAAATTTTCCCCCGGGGAAATTTTTAAG